TTGGGCATACGGCGGAAGTGTTCCATGAGTAATACCGTCTCAACAATATGCGGGAATAAACATAACCTTGCAATGTTTAACTTTTATAAGTAGGCTCCGCGTCCCCCGATCGAGTCGTTCCGCAATAACTCGACCATAAGCCGCGCCGGCGTTCGTTGCGTAGTCCGGAGGTAGTTCATGAAGCGCGCTCCCGTCGTCGACCTCAGTACGCTCCCCGTCGTCTGCACGATCGACGAGATCGCGGGCGTCTACCGGATAGGCGTGTCCACCATTCGCCGCGATCTCCAGGCGGAGGTCTTCCGCCCGTTACCCTTCGGCCGCTACCCGTACCGCTGGCGCCGTGAGGACGTGATCCGCGATCTCAGTACGCGCCGGCCGCTCAAGGCGACGAAGGTCAAGTAATGGTTCCCGCCGCCGACGTTGACATTCTGATCGACGCGAAAGAAGTCTCGCGGCTCACGTCCCTGCACCGGACGAGTTTCTCGAAGCTTGAGCGCGAGGGCGATTTCCCCTCCGCGATCCGGTTGACGCGCTGGAGAAAAGCCTGGCGCCGATCGCAGATCCTCGCGTGGATCGAGCAACGTGAACAGAACCCGCTGGAGGCGCTCCAGTTCGGCCGCAAGCGGAAGGGGAGACGATGACGCGCCCGGCCTTTGTTCAGACTGAATTTGATTTCGCGATCCGTGAGATCAATGCCCTGGAGATCCGTATCGTCACAGCGGAAGACGACGCGGATGCGATGCTCTGGGAACAGGCCCGCCAAGTCGTCGCGCAGCTCGACGCCGCGCCGCGCCAAGGCCGCCAACTTGCGCGCCAGTGGATCAACACGCGAACCGGCGAGCCTTATTCAGAGCGACATGTGCGGATCGTTAAACAAGTCTTTAATGCGTATTTTAATACGCACCCGCGCCCTCGGTTCCGCGAGGCCTACAACGAGATCGCAAACGCCTCGCCTGCGCACGTCAGCCACAACAGCGGGAATATCGAGTGGTATACCCCGCGGGAATATATCGAGGCCGCCCGCGCGGTCCTCGGCGCGATCGATCTCGACCCGGCCTCCTGTCCCGAAGCAAACGCGATCGTCGGCGCCTTGACGTTCTACACGCTCGAGCAGGACGGTCTCGCCCAGTCCTGGCGCGGCCGTGTCTGGATGAATCCGCCCTACGCCCATCCAGCGATCGAACATTTCGCCGCGAAGTTTGCGGAGAGTGTCCGCGCCCGCGAAATGACCGCTGGGATCGCGCTCGTCAACAACGGGACCGAAACCGAATGGTTTCGTCGCCTCTCAGAAGTAGCGACCGCGGTGTGTTTCCCGACGGGCCGTATTGGGTTCTGGAGCACTAATCCGGAGCGGGAGATCGCGACGCCACTACAGGGGCAGGCGGTGTTGTATGCCGGCGATCAGGTTGAGGCCTTCCGGAATGCCTTCGGCCCCTTCGGTGTGGTGCTGGTGAAACCATGAAGTTCCGAGAGACCCCGGAATTCATTCGCGGCCGGGCAGCGGAGCTGCTGGTTGAGGGGAAGCTGAGGAGCTTTGGATGGTTCATCCTTCCAGCTTGTGACTACAGCGGCCCTCTCAGTGATCGCGCCCCTAAAATTCATGGCGCGCAGGAGGAGATCGTTCTCCCGGATCTATTTATTGCCAAGCGCGGCCTGGCAATGTGGGCGGAAGTGAAATCGAAAGGGAAACCCTGTCGTTACCGCGTCACCGGGAAGGACTATCACGGCATCAGCTTTCGACTCTGGCGGCACTATCACCGATGCCAGGAGGAGACCGGCGCGAATGTCTGGTTGTTTATCGTCGAAGAAAGCACACAAGTTCTCCTCTTTCAGGGCATTAATGAACTCGCGAAATGGGTTAGTCCCTATTACGGCGACAAAGTAGATCCCGGCGGAATGGTGTATTGGCCGCGCGATGTCTTTCAATCGCTCGATCTGAACGCCATCCCAGGCTTGCTCGACCCGCTCCCGTTTGAGGCGCCATGATGGCGTGGATCAAACTCGATCACAACGTCCCTCGACACCCGAAGATCGCCGGCTTGTCCGACCGCGCGTTCCGCTGGTGGATTACCGGCCTCTGTTACGCCTCGGAATTCCTGACCGACGGCGCGCTGCCCCCCGTGTTTATCGCGACCGTGCCGCGGAAAGCCTGGGAGGAGCTGATCGGCGCCGATCTCTGGTATGTCGACGAGCCCGGCCGGATGCTGATCCACGACTACCTAAAACACCAGACCAGCAAGGCGAAGATCGAAGCGGAACGCCGGCGTACAGCTGACCGACGGACCGCCGGTACAACCGCCGGAGCAACCGCCGGTCGTACCGCAAAAAAACCGCGACCAGAAGACAGAAGACAGAAGACAGAAGCAGTACACCCCCAAACCCCCTCTGACGAGGGGGCTCCCCTTCGCGTCCGTCGGGAACACCGCGATCAAGCCCGCGCCATTCTGAAAGCGCGCCTCGGGTACTGCCAGCACGATCCGCAATGTCTCAACCAGGTGATCTGTCTCGACCTGATCGCCCATGAACTCGCCCAGAAGGCCAAGGCATCATGAGAACCAGCGAACAAACCACGACGTTGATCGCCGCACTTGTGGCGGCCCGGAAGGCATTCGCCCCGATCGCGAAGTCGGCGGTTGGGCATGTGGGGAAGGACGGCGCCCGCGCGTACCAGTATGCGGATCTCACGTCGATCCTCGACGCGATCCTGCCTGGGCTTCTCGAGAATGGGTTGGTGATCCTGCAAACGATCGACGCCGAAACATCCAGCCTGACGACGCGCGTCGTGCATGTCTCCGGGGAATGGGTGGAGTCGATCTATCCCCTCAAGATCGAGCCCACCGCGCAGGCTTTCGGATCGGCCCTCACGTATGGGCGCCGGTATTCGATCTCGTCGTTGCTCTGCCTGGCCGCCAGTGACGACGACGCCGCGGAAGCCTCGATCGCCACGCCGAAGAAGAAGGCCGAGAAGGTCGCGACACCCAAGCCCGTCGGTGTCAAGACGATCACGGAAGCGCAGCGCAAACGCTTATTCGTTATTTCGTCGAATGCGGGATGGACACATTCCCAGATCAAGGACTACCTGGCGCGGCATGTCGGGATCGAACACACGACCGACATTCGGGCGGATCAGTACGACTCACTGTGTGATGTCTTCGGGACGCCGTTTGAACCGGAAGGAGTCGACGTGTCATGACCTGGCTGCAGTGGATCTTCTCGCCGTGTCACTTCCGCCACGAGACGCGCGTCTGGGAACGAGTACCCGGCAAGGGCTGGGTGTTGGTGTGTCCGCGCTGCAGGGCGACGCATGTCGTGCGACTGGTGACGCCATGAAGGACGACCGCGAGCCCGCGTACGGCAGCGACCCATCGGAACAGACGGACCCGATCCTCGTCGACACCGAAATGGATGTCCGCATCCACCTCCGTGTCGATCTGCGGAAGTTCTTGAGTCGGTACGGCATCGATCCCCAATCAGGCGAGCCGACGCCCGACGAATTGCAAGTGCATTTATTGTGCTGCCTCATGCAGTACCTGAGCACGTTGCCGTATATGACTGATGCGGATGCGACGTTTATCGACGATGCAATTCTGTAGCGAGCCGAACTGTGGACAACTTGTGGAAGGTGGACGCTGTCAGGCCCATGCCTCCCGCGCCGCACGCCTCCAGCACGAGACGTACGCCAGGGTGCATCGCTGGTATGTCAGCCGACGTTGGCACTACCTACGCCTTGACGTGCTGCGTGACGAGCCCTTCTGTCGCGCCTGTCGCGCGCAAGGGCTGAAGGTGTTGACCGTGGACATCGACCACATACGCAAGCACGACGGGGATCAGAGCCTTTTCTGGGACCGGACGAACCTGCAAGGCTTATGTAAGCGCTGCCATACGGTCAAGACAAATCGTGGCGAGTGAATATGGGCCTGATTCCGTGCATCCATGACGGAAACGTATAGTAGGGGGGGGGAGTGTCAAAAACTTGACGGTGAGCGCCCTCGGAGCCGTGCCGGCCTTCGGACGTGTTTTCGCAAAAAACCGGCTAATTGTGCTGTTTTAGGACACAAAAGGCCATAACTGGCCCGTGTTAGGACATATAAGCGCGTGGAACGTCAAAATATTGACGCTCTACGGCTGCCGATAGTTACCATCGTGTGCTGTTGTGGTACAGCGTGAATCTCCCATGCGTCAGATGCATGGATCGACGGGATGGTCTGAGCGTCAGGGGAACGTCTGCTTATGGGCAATTGGAACAGTGGCCGCCGCAAGCAACCGACCGCGCTGAAGATCCTGCGCGGCAATCCCGGCAAGCGGCGTCTCCATGCCGAGCACGAGGCGGCGCCGCCCGCGCTCGACGACACGTTTGACACGCCCCCGCCCGAACTGAAGGGCGACCGCCGCGCGCAGGCGGAATGGAAGCGTGTGGCGCCCCTGCTGCGGGACTGCGGGCTGATTAGCGAGGCCGAGCGCGGCGCCGTCGTCGCGCTCTGTCAGCAGTGGAGCACGTATCTCGCCGCCCGCTGGCAACTGCAGCGTCACGGCGTGACGACGCTCGTCAACGGCATCACGCGCGTCTCGCCGCACCTGGCGATTGCCGATGGCGCGCTCGTGCATTGTCAGCGCTTGTGGAATGAACTCGGGTTGACGCCGTCGGGCCGCGCCAAGGTCGCCCGCCTGCCCTCCGCGCGCGTCGAACCGGCGAGTAAATGGGGCAGCCTGTTATGACGCGCGAGTCGGTCCCATCGCACAAGGTCCGGCTGATCAATCAGTTGACGCACACGAAAGGCCCATTCGCCGGCCAGACGTTCAAGCTGCGCCCCTGGCAGGAACATCAGATCATCCGGCCGCTCTTCTCGATCGACCCGGCGACCGGGCGCCGGCAGTATCGCACCTGTTTGCTGATGATGCCGCGCAAGAACGGTAAGACGGAACTCTGCGCGGCGCTCGCGATCGATGGGCTGCTGTTCGACGGGGAAACCGGCGCCGAAGTCTACAGCGCCGCGAATGACAAAGACCAGGCCGCGCTCTGTTTCAATGTCGCCGCGCAGATGATCCGCAACGACGCCGAACTCTACGCCGCCTGCGAGATCATCGACAGCCAGAAACGCATCGTGCATCGCAAGAGCGGGAGTGTCTATCGTGCGATCAGCGCCGAGGCGTATACCAAGCATGGCCTGAGCGCGTCGCGCGTGATCTACGACGAGCTGCACGCCGCGGTCAGCCGCGAATTGTGGGATGTCCTGGCCTCGTCGACCGGCGCCCGCGCTCAGCCGCTCGTGATTGCCATCTCGACCGCCGGCTATGACCGGCACTCGATCCTCTGGGAGTTATACACGCACGGCAAGAACGTCCTGGCGGACCCGTCGATCGATCCGACATTCCTCCCGGTGATCTGGGAAGCGCCGATCGATGCCGACTGGACCGACGAGGCGGTCTGGCGCGCGGCGAATCCGGCGCTGGGCGATTTTCGCTCGCTCGACGAGATGCGGGTCGCCGTCGCCCGCGCGAAGGAAATCCCGGCGCAGGAAAACGTCGTCCGCCGCTTGTATCTCAACCAGTGGACCGAACAGGATGCGCGCTGGATTGCGCTCGACGCCTGGGACGCCTGCAAAGCCGAGATCGATCCGGCCGCGCTCGCGGGCCGGCGCGGCTATGTCGGGCTGGACTTATCGACGACGACAGATCTCACGGCCGCGGTCGCGGTCTTTCCCGACGACGAGGGACCGGGCTGCACCGTCCTCGCCAAGTTTTTCTGTCCCGCCGAGCGTATCCAGGCGCGCACGGTGCGCGACCGCGTCCCCTATGACGAATGGGCGCGGCGCGGGTTCATCGTCGCCACGCCCGGCCCGACGGTCGACTACGAGCGCGTCCGCGCCGAGCTGCTGGCGTGGCAGGACGCCTACCAGGTCCGTATGATCGCGTTCGATCCGTGGAATGCGACCGACCTCGTCTCCCGGCTCGAAAAGGTCGACGGTTTTACGTGCGTGAAAATGCGCCAGGGCAAGGCGTCCCTGTCGGCGCCGAGCAAGGCGCTCGAAAAGGCGATCCTCGAAAAGACGATCCGCCACGACGGCCATCCGATCCTCCGCTGGAACATTCAAAACGCCTCCGTCGACACCGATAATGCTGGTAATATTCAGCCGTCCAAAGCGAAGTCGACCGAGCGCATTGACGGTGTGTATGCCCTGGTGATGGCCCTCGACGCGATGCACCGCGACCAGGCGCCGCCAGAACCGGAAATCGAAATGTATATTTTCGGAGGCCCGACATGAGCCGTCGTCCTGGCCGCCCGTCGCTCGACGACGGCGATTACTCGGTGCAGTGCTCGCTGCGGATGCCGGCGAAACGCTACGACGCGATCTATCGCGCCGCGAGCCGGGAGCGCGAGACCGTCCCCGAGTACATCCGCAAGGCCGTGTCGGCGCGGTTACGGTACCAGAAATCGGACGAGCCGCCGCCCAGCCGCTAGACTCGGCGCCGTGCTCGACCGCGCGTACGCGCTCCTCTCGATCAAAGCGCTCGACGGGGACCGCCGGATCATCACCGGCAAGGCGTCGACCCCCACGCCTGATCGCCGCGGCGACATCCTCGAACCGCTCGGCGCGACCTTCGCGAACCCGCTCCCGCTCTTGCTGCATCACGACCGCGAACGCCCGGTGGGCCGCGTCACGCTGACGGCAAAGCGCGACGGGATCTACTTCGAAGCCCAACTCCCCGACATCACCGAAGCCGGCCTCGTGCGCGAGCGCGTCAATGAAGCGTGGCATCTCATCAAGGCCGGACTGATTACCGGCGTGTCGATCGGCTTCCGGCCGCTGGCCGATGGCGTCAAGGCGCTCGCCTCTGGCGGGATGCACTTACTGAAGACCGAAATCTGCGAACTGTCCCTGGTGACGGTTCCGGCGAATGTCGAAACGACGATCCAGACGATCAAGTCGTACGACGCCCCGCACCTGGCCGCGTCAGGCCCTATCCCGCCCGGCGTCTCGGGCCTTGTGACGAAACCGAGGCCCATCATGGGCAAAGCGACTGCTGGCGAACACATTCAGAATTTGGAAAACAAGCGCGCCGCGATCTTCGGGCGCACGACCGAGATCATGGAAAGCGCGGCCGGCGACGGCCAGACGCTCGAAGCCGAGGCCGCCGCCGAACACGACGGGCTCGTCGAGCAGATCAAGAGCATTGACGCCGACCTGAAGCGCTGGCGCGATCAGGAACAGCTCATGGTGACCAAGGCCGCGCCCGCGCCGTCGGCCCCGCTGGTCGCCGGCTACCGGCAAGTCTCGGTCAAGCCGAACGTCCCGCTCGGCACCGCGTTTATCCGCATGGCCTGCGCGAAGATGGTCTGCAACGGCAACATGTACGAGGCCGCCGAGTATGCGAAACGCTGGGACGACTCGACCCCGGAAGTCTCGCTCTATCTGAAGGCCGCCATCGCCCCCGGCACCGTCACCGATGCGGCCTGGGCCGCGCCGCTCGTCAACCAGACGATGGTCAACGAGTTCATTGAGCTCCTACGGCCGGCGACGATCCTCGGGCGCATTCCCGGCCTTCGGAACGTCCCGTTCAACTGCAAAGTTCCGTCGCAGACCGGCGGCGGCACCTACGGGTGGGTGGGTGAAGCCAAGCCGAAGCCGGTGACGAAGCTGGCCTTCTCGTCGGTGACGCTCGATATCACCAAGGTCGCGGGGATCATCGTCCTCACCGAGGAGCTGGTCCGCTTGTCGAACCCGTCGGCCGAAGCGCTCGTGCGCGCCGACATGGTCGCGGGCATTGCCCAGTTCCTCGATGCGCAGTTCATCGATCCGGCCGTGGCCGCCGTCGCCGGCGTGAACCCCGGCTCGATCACCAACGGCGCCCCCACGGCGGCTGCGACTACGAATCCAGTGGCCGACATCATGGGACTGATCAATCACTTCGCGACCAATAACATTTCGGTCGCCGGCGTGACGTTCATCATGTCGCCCGCGAATGCGCTGTCACTCTCGTTCCGCTCGAACCTCGACGGCTCGCCGGAATTCCCAGGCGTGACGATCAACGGCGGGAACTACAAGGGCATCACGTTCGTCACGAGCCAGGCGGCCGGGACCAACGTCGTCGCCTTGCAGCCGTCGCTCGTGCTCTATGCCTCCGATGGCGGCGTCTCGATCGATGCCTCGCGTGAAGCCTCGCTCCAGATGGACAGCGCCCCGGCCTCGCCGGCGGATGCGACGACGGTGTACGTCAGCCTCTGGCAGACCAACACCGTCGGCCTGCGCGCGGAACAGTTCGCGAACTGGAAGCGCGCCAACGCCAACGCCGTGAAGTACCTGACCGCGACGGCCTGGCCGGCGCCGACGGGGATGTCGACGATGGCCGCCGAGGCCGAGAACGGCCGGACCAAGAAGGCCAGCTAGGACCGCGGATGAAAGTGTTTGGCCTGGAGATCACCCGTGCTCGACGCACCGCCGCGGGCCTTTCGCCGCCCGCCGGGACGATGGGCAACGGGTGGTTTCCGGTCATTCGCGAAAGCTA